TATTTACCTAGAATACGAGGGGAGTGTCTAGTATCAATTTTTTTTCGGCCCGCACCCCTCAACTTTCAACCACAAAAAAACCGCCTCGTTAGAAGCGGTCTTTCCATAAAAATATCCGCAGTGTTGCGGAAATTGACTTTGTTTGGTATACTGTGAATGTTGTTATCACTACAACAAGTATAGAGACTCTACTCTAAATTGTCAAATGGGGCTTTTTTGCCTTACACTTTAAATCTGGGTGGGGTCTCTTACGTTGTGGAAGTAAAAGCGGCCAGGGGAGGTGAAAACCATGAATAACTGCCCGTTAATTTACTGCTTAAACTTCCTGGCCGCAAACAATGATATCATTTTTTTTGGTGCTTGTCATGTTATAATAGAATGGTGAAGGCTCAAGAGAAAAAGTCCAAAGAAGCAGTCAAAGTAATTGAAGCTATTGGCGAAAAAGGAAAGAAAGGAAAAAAGGTTGCCAAGGAGTTTTTTGATGAAAAACTTGTAAAAGAAAAGAAAAAAGAAGCGATAGAATTAACCACTCTCGACTCCCGCAGAAAGTTTGTTGACTACAATTTCCTATTAGCCAAACTCCTAGTTAAAAGACTCAATTTAGTTGATTGGCCAAAGGGCTGGGGATTCAATGTTGCTCCGACGAAGGAGGGAGTGGTGATGGAAATTCGCTCTCCCACTAGCCAACTTTACAGGGCTGGTTTCCGTCCGACAAGAGACGCTCTCTACGATTTGAATGCAGTTGATATGTATGCGGTTAGGGCTGAGAATACCATCGACAGAGTAAGTGGGGCAGACCAAGTAAATGGCGAGATAATTCTTCCATGACAGACAGAGACAAATTAATTCAAAAGATAGCCGAACTAGAAGCGGTCAAAAAAGAACTAGAGTCCAGAAAATACAAAAAAGACCTACTCTTGTTTAACAAGAAAGTCCTTCAGGTAGAAGAGGGTCCTAACATGGTTCCCCTTGCTCCTTTCCATGAAGAGATGTGCGAGTTTGTCATCGACCCCAAAACCAAAAAGAAACTTATCTTGGTTCCCAGAGGCCATCTCAAAAGCACTTTAGTAACGATAGGTTATTCACTAATGAGAATTGCTCAAGACCCCACTGTCCGTATTCTAATTGCCAATGCAACTTATGACATGGCTTGTTCTTTTCTGGGACAAATTAAAAAACACCTACAAGAGAATGAGGAGTTTCATCGGTATTATGGCGACCTTTCGAAGAACCCCGCCAAGTGGTCTGAGAATATGATTTCGCTGGAGAACAAAAAGACCTTTGGCAAAAAAGAAGCAACTGTTACCGCTTTTGGTATTGGGGGCAACTTGGTGTCTCAGCACTACGACGTTATTATTGCCGACGATTTGGTTAATAGGGACTATATCAATACCAGAGAACAAATTGAGAAAACTATTTTATTCTACAAGGACGCTTTGGACCTATTAGAACCAAATGGAACATTCATTGTCATCGGAACCAGATGGCATGATGCTGACCTCTATGGTTGGATATTAGACGAAACAAACATAGAACAAGTTTATAAGAGTTTTGATGTCTTTCTAAGAAAAGCGTACAGCGGAAGTTTGGAAACGGGTGAGGATTTAGAATTTCTCTGGCCAGCCAAATTTACTAAAGAAGTTCTACAAACGCTCAAAACAGAAAAAGGTCCCTACGAATTTTCCACCCAGTATATGAACGAAGCAATTCCACAAGACACGGCCAAATTCAAACTGGACTGGTTCAAACAAGCAATAGAAGATGATTTGAAAGTTAGGGAGATTAACCACTTTACCATGGTAGACCCCGCTATCGGCCAAAGGAAGGAAAGTGACAAGACAGCCATTGTAACAATAGCGGTAGATGAGTTTAACCAATGGTGGGTCAGAAATATTATTTGGGAACATTTACTGCCGAACCAGATAATAGACCACATCTTCTGGAACTGGGAAGAATTTCAGCCAAAAAAGATAGGGATAGAATTAGTATCATTCCAGAAAACCCTTCAATATACCCTTACCGATGCCATGCGGGCTAGAAACATTTACTTACCTATTGTAGAATTAAAAGCAGAGAGGTCTAAGGAAGAAAGAATTGAAGGACTTATACCTCGCTATGCCAATGGAGCAATATATCATTTGCAACAGTGTCCTTACAGAGAAGCTCTGGAAGACCAACTGATGCGGTTTCCCCGTGGGAAGCACGATGATATTATTGACGCTCTGGCTTATGGGTTGCAAATTTCTCAACAAGCAAGAAAGAAACCAATAGGTAGAGGGGGCAGAAAGCACAGGTATCTATATTAATGTTGAAAGGACAAAAAGAACCAAAGATTAGAAAATTATATAAACCCTCTGATGAGGAGTATAAGAGACTTCAGTATGTCTATGAGCGAAAAACACAAATGGGCGATAAACGGATGGAGTTTGAGAATGGAAACAAAGGTCTTCCTTGGGAGGAATGCGAGATGCGGTGGAACTCCTATCGGCTACCCAAAGACGCTGATGACTGGCGTTCAGATATCTACATTCCTATTACAAGCTCCGTAATTGAAGCTCAGTTATCTGAAATTATAAACCAGGATTTAATGCCTTGGGCAATAGAAAGAGGAGCCGAAGACAAAAGTAAGGCAATGGTAACAAATGCCATTCTTGAATATACCTGGGATGTAGCTAAAAGCGACCTCGCCCTCTACGAAATTATAAAAGATGCTCTTATTTTCGGTACTGGTATTGGAATGGAATATTACTGGAAAGAGCAGAGGGATATTAAGACATCTGATGGGAAAACGAAAAGGGTAACTGAGTTTGATAACTGCTATCTGGAACCAGTCAGACTGTGGGACTTCTATATAGATGAACGAGCCAGAAGTTTTTCAGGACCTAATGGAGCTAAAGACTGTATCCGCAGGTACATAATGGACTACGATGACTTCAGGAATTTCTTCCAAGGTAAAACTTGGGACCCCCACAACAACGCTTCTCTTATAAAACCAGGCGGGGATACCAATTATTATGAGTTCTATAAGCCTCCAGAGAGAATGATTCACGACAGAGAAGTAGAAGTCCTGTGGTATTGGAATAAACCGCTGGATATGTTGGATATTGTCGCCAATGACGTCATGGTTAAGCATGGTCCTAACCCCTTCAAGCACAAACAATTACCGTTTATAAGGGCAATTGATGTTAAAAGACCCTATCAATTCTATGGAAAAGGCGAGCCTGAGTTACTAGAGAGCCTTCAAGATGAGGTAAATACTCTCAGAAGGATGATAATTGACCGCAACCACCTTGATATCGACAAGCCAATTATGGTCTCAGACACCCTAACTCTCGAAGATGATGACACAATTAGCCGACCACACGGCATAATTCCAGTTGGAGATGTAAATGCGGCCAAGCCATTAGAGTATTCTGACATTCCTTTAAGCACATTCAAGACATTGGAGATGTTGAATGACGACAAAATTCGGGTTACGGGCATGGATGAGAGGCAAATGAGCGTTCAGAAGGCTGGAACAGCGACAGAAGCGGCTATTTTGAGAGAAGCAACCCTCAAAAGGCTGAATTTAAAGATATGGCACATCAAAAATGACACCTTAGTCGACATTGGAAGGCTCAGAGTGGCAAATATTCTCCAATATTACGCTCAACCAAGGCTAGAAAAGATAGTTGGACAGGAAATGACCGACAGAGCAAAGGAAGAAGGTACTTTAGTGACCCAAAATGGCGAAAACTTCAAGGAGGGTTACAGAAACATCCGATTAAAAGACCAAGCTATCGGTATAAACCCCGAAACAAAGGAACCAGAAGAACTACCAGCTAAAGGATTCACTTTCTTTGAAGCAAAACCAGAATTTTTCCTCCCAACCCATGGCGGATATGATATTAGATACAAAGCAAGCAGTTCAATGCCTATTTCTAAACCCCTAGAGCAACAGAAAGCAGATGAAATGTATGACAGGTTAGCAGCAAACCCGTCTATTGACCCTTGGAAACTAGCTAAATACTTAATTGACAGCAGAGAACAAAACCCTGATGACTTCAAGCTAGAAGCACCAGGAGAACAAAAGCCAAAAGGTCTTCAATTGAAGCAAATGATAGACCTAGCGGGTATGGAGAATGACGAGATGGCAAAAGGCAATCCTATTAGTCCAACTCCCTATGCCTCACCTGCACACACAGAAATACATATTCAGTATATGAAGTCTGATAAATTCAAAGAAGACGTTCCAACTGGCGACAAGAAAATACTTCAGAATTTCTCTAACCACGTTGCTGGGGAGATAGCGGCTCAACAAGCAAGGGGTGGTGGATTAACAGAATTAAGAGGAGAAGAAGGTTCACCACAAGCACCAGGAGTCCCACAAGCACCAGGAGCCCCAAGTGAAGCGACAGGAAATGTTATTCCTGGTAAAATACAAGGTGGAGGGGAAGTACCCAGTGGTATGCCAGGAGCTAAGGCTGGAATAGCAGGAGGTAGGAAAATATGAAGAAACGAAAATTAATATCTTTAAGCAGAGAGCATAAAGAGGTATTATCTAAATTACAGACAAGGCCAGAGTTTAAGGGGTTCTTGAATTTTCTCAGGACACAACAAAACAATATTGGAATTATACAGTGGACAAGAGTGAAGTCAAACGACCCAGACATCGCACTCAAAAAAGCCCGATATGAAGGGCAATTTGAGATACTTAAACTTTTACTAAGAGCATTTGAAGAAGCAAAGAAAGAAGAAAAATGAGTTTCCTAGAAGATTTAATGACAAGAGTATTTGGTGAAGGAAGATATCAAGTTGGGGACTATAGTGGGCCAAGAGAGGAACACATTGGGGGGTTATTTGGAAAAGGAGGGACTTTTGGACGAGGTGGGCCTTTTCGTAGAGAGCCAGAGTTATTAGACCCAAGAGGTAGTGGTTATCAGCCTGCCCAGCAAGAACAACCATATCAACCACAACCAGCTCAAGAAGAATATGCTCAACTTCCAGGGGAGCAACCAGTAGAGCAGGTAAACCAATTTGACTTTCCTGCTGGAGACAAACCACCAGTTCCAGAACAGTATCACGAACAACTAAGCGAGATTGAAAATTCTAATATTGTAGCATCCGTTTTGGCCCAAGAAACGGGCGGTTATGGATATCAAGCAATAGACCCAGAGACAGGGCAATTGGTTGGTTGGGATATTGCACAAGAAAAGAATATCAGAAGCGAAGCAGGAGAGGTGGGGATAGCCCAAATTATCCCTAAGTGGTACTGGAAAGACGCTGGATTTGCAGATGAAGAAAGTTATGCTCAAGCATTATATGACCCAACATTTGCAATTCAAGAAGCGGGCAGAATTTTGAATAAAAACTTTGCTCTTTTAGGAGATTGGAAAAAAGCACTAGGAGCATGGAACAAAAACCCAAATTATCCAAATGAAGTATTGGGAAGAATAGGAATACAAGACTGATGCCAAAAGCGTTGGAAAGAAAATTAAAAGCTCAAGCTCGCAAAAAAGGGTTTGGAAAAAAGAGAGCGGCTCGTTACATTTATGGAACTTTAAGAAAAACGGGCTGGAAACCCAAGAGAGAGAAAAATTCAATTATCGGTGGAATTAGATTTATAAAAAACTGATAAATAGTTGACAATTACTATAACCTGTTATAATTAAAGTAGTCCATATCTGAAGGACACTTCACAACCAGAAAGGGGGTGAACCCAAAAGACACTATGGCAGACGACAAAGATAAAAAGGCCCCTCCTGAGCCTCAAAAGGAGGATACGCTAAAAAAAGAGGTCCCTAAAAAGGAAGAGTTAATATTAGGTAAATATAAGACACAAGAGGAATTGGTAGAGGCTTATAAAGAGGCGGAAAATAAGTTGGGGGAACAAGGAGATGAGCTTCGTCAAGGCCGAGAGTTTGCACAAGTTGTGCAACCCATCTTAGACTTGATACGAAGTGACCCAGGGCTTTTCAAACAGCTAGACGAAAAGCTCAGAGAGGGTGAACCAGCTAAAACGCCCGAAGCTGATACCAAAGGAAAAGAGGGTGCAGTTGCACAAGGCAAGAATAGAAGAGCTATCGCAGACTTAATACTAGCAAAGTTTGAAGATAAATATAAAATTCCGCAATTGCCGCCAGAGGAAGCTCGTAAGCTGAGAGGCAAAATTGCTAATCAGATAAACCGCACCTATGGCAAGGTATACCACGAGGTTGACTTAACCAAACTGGATACCGCCTTGGAAGACGCTTATCTGTTGGCCAATAAAGATAAGCTGATAGAAAAGTCTAAGCTAGAAGGAGCAGATTCAGCGGAAGGAGTTGAAGGAGGTATCCCCAGTGTTCCATCATCACCTGGAAAGGGGGAAACAGTCTTAACTTCTGAGGAGGCTACAGTTGCTGAAAAACTGAACCTTACTGGAGAGCAATACCTCGAAGGTAAAAAAACCTAGCAGATATTTAAGCTAAAAAGCTAAAGGAGAAATAAATATGGCAAGAAGTACAGCCTATGGTTTTTACTATCGTAGAAATCTAAGGCCAGGACAGAAGCCAGCAACTTTAGAAGTAATTTTAGCCGATAGTGCGGATGTCGCAATTGGCGAAGCGGTCTATTGGAATGCGGGATATTTGTCCCCAGCTCCAGACGACCAGGCATTTCTTGGTATCCTTGTTGGTATTGTAACCTCCAAGGGTGAGAATGTTTTCAAAACGAATGAAGCCCATGGTGGGACTATTTCGGGAGATGACACCTTTACAGCTTCAGCAACGAATGAGTCTGCTGAAGAAGTAAAAGGCGTAGTCATAGTAGATGAAGACGCTCTCTTCCAAGCAACCAACGCTGATGCACTCACACAAGCAGAAGTAGGTCTTTGGTTTGCTGGAGTAGTAAACACAAATACTGGAATGGATGGTACAACTGGTCTAGGTGTAGCCTGGGCAGTAGGTACGCAAGACTTCCAACTTGTTGAGCTCATCACGACTGATTTAGACGGGACGGCAGTGACCGACCAGGGTCTATTCAGAATTGGTAGAAGCCAATTGTTAAACGACGTAACGATATAGGAGTAATATGGCATCATATAGAGCGAACTTCGGTGACCTTTTGGAACCAGGTTTGAGAAAAATTTTTGATGACAGGTATAAGGAAATACCTGAAGTCTTTAGTTCTATCTTCCATGTAAACAGTTCTAGCGTTGACGTTGAAAGAGATAGTGCAGTCACAGGGTTCGGTCTTTTGACCGCAACTGCTGAGGGTGCTCCTATTCCTTATGAAGACCCGATTCAAATGTATGACGTTTCGTACGTCCATTTGAAATACACTAAAGGTTTTAAAGTTTCCGAAGAGTTGGTGGAAGACGACAGGTACAATGTCATCAGAAAGAAACCTGCAGCTCTAGCTAGGTCTGCTAGAAGAACCGCAGAATACTTGGCAAGTCAAGTATTTAATAATGCGTTCAGTGCTGGCACAGGTGGAGATGGTAGATATCTCTGCTCAACACAACATCCCCGTGCGGATGCTGGTGCTGCTCAAAGTAATGCTCACAATAATGGGCTTACTTTAACTGAAATAAACCTCAATACAGGTTTACTCGCTATGCGGGGACAGTTGGATGATAAAGGTATGAAAATTGGTGTTAAATCCAGTATTCTACTTGTTCCTCCAGCTCTTCACAAACTGGCTGTTGAAATTACTAGGTCCTCTTTGAGGTCTGGTACTGCTGACAACGAGTTGAACTACTATCAGGGTACATTGAAAGTCATCGATTGGGATTGGCTTTCTTCAAGTACTGCTTGGTTCTTACTCGACAGCGACGTTCATCAGTTGGAATGGTTCTGGAGAATACGTCCAGAGTTCAAGCAAGACAATTCATTCGACACAGGAATGGCACTCTTTAAAACAAGAATGCGAGGTTCCCGTGGATGGAGTGACTGGCGTGGAGTTTGGGGTTCTGCTGGTGATTCAGCTGCTTATAACGACTAAGTATAAGCATGTACCTAATTAGAGGCTGAGTGGCCGCCAAGAAACAGAAGTAGCACTAGAAACCCAAGGCCAGCGAGTATTGAAAAGCGGCAGCAAGTTTTCCAAGACTACACCACAAAGTTGAAACATTATTTTTAGTGTGTGATAATTAAAAAAGGAAGGAAAAAGATTGGCAATTACCCATCATTCAGGAAAAATTAGAGGAATTACCCACAAGGTAAGAGTTAGGCAGATAGCACCTACCAAACCCACACCTATTGCGGGTGATTGGTATTTTGACCAAGCCGTAGGTCGGTTGTGTGTTCATGATGGTTCTCAGTGGTGGTGCACAGGTGTAGGAACGTCTACTTCCACAAGCACATCAACTACATCTTCCAGTTCATCATCCAGCTCTACGAGTACAACTAGTAGTTCTACTTCAACTACAAGTTCTAGTACCAGTTCCACTTCTACATCTACGACCTCTAGTTCGTCATCAACTTCCAGTACTTCAACTTCAACTACATCAAGTTCTAGTTCTAGTTCTAGCACTTCAACCTCTACTACCAGTAGTTCATCATCAAGTACTAGTACTACATCCAGTTCGTCATCCAGTTCTAGTACTAGCACAACTTCATCATCATCAAGCTCCAGTTCAACAAGTACAACTAGTTCATCAACCTCTACTACGAGTTCAAGTAG